GGGTGTTGTTGTACCAATACCGAGCCGATTGTTCGTATCATCCCAAACCAGATTGCTGGCATCACTAGAGAACGTGCCACCCGAAGCAAACTGGATAGCACCATCAGTACCCGAAGCCGCCGCACTCGCCGCACCAACCTCAACCCATTGTGCTGAGGTGCCGTCGTCATACCATACGTATGTCTTAGCGGTATCAGTATCAAACCATAGGTCACCGTTTACTGGATTGGAGGGGGCGGTGGTTTGGACCGCAATGTTTGCGACTGAAGAACCACCGACATCAACCCACACACTTCCGTAGTACACCAACGTGTCACCGGTGTTGGAGTCAAACCAGATGTCCCCTTCTGAGGGATTGCTGGGGGCGGTGGTCGATACAGTCGCCCCACCAGAAATGGTGTTCCAAGCGCTGTTAGATCGGTAATAGAACTTACTGTTAGTGGTATCAACGGCTATGGCACCGTCTGCAATAGTCGATGTGGGGGCACCGGATGACGTCAGTGTAATTACGCCGGACTCTGCCTCGAACGTGTGATCGGTCTTTACTGCCCCTACACCACTGCGGTATAGGTTGGCATCACCTGTAGCGGAACCTGAACCCCAGACAAGTCGCCCACCGGCCTCTACCTTGATACGGTCGTTGGTGTCCCCGTCTACGGAAACAGCAAGACCATCAGAGGATGCCGATGTTAAATTACGAATTGTTACTGGAGTAACGAACTTCTGAGCCACGACTCAGGTTCCTTTCTACGCCCCCTCAGAGGCTATGTCATTAGGCTGATGTTACAACGATGCGGTAGTCGCCTGAAGTAATGCTACTACCGTTCAACGTCACTGTTACTGCATTAGTAGTACTGCGTGCTACGTCACCGACAACCGTTGATCCCGTGGAGGCGTCAAATACCTGAACGATGACGTCCTTGGTACCAAAGTTGTGAGTAACCGTCGTTGTGCTAGTAGACCCAGACGAAGCGGCGCAATCCTGAGCGGCGATACGAGCAAGAGTAGAAGTGCTCGTGGTTGGGGTACCGGTGGAGACACCGAGATTCGTACGAGCGCTGGTCTCGGTGCTTGCACCAGTACCACCGTCAGATACGGCGATATCTGAAGTAAGACCGCTGACCGTACCGCCTTCGACGTTGGCAACGAGAGTACCGATTGTGTAACCGGTAGCCGCTGTGTCAACAGTAGTAGTGGGGGCCGTTTGCGAGTCAACGAACAGTTTGAATTTGCCGCTGTCGTCAGCGTCGCGGAACAGACCGGCGTACAGGTCCTGCGAACCAGAAGTGTCGTACAGACCGTAGAAACCAATGTCGACGGCATCAGTAGTGTCGTTGTTGCTACCGAGAATGATGAGCGGGTCTTCGACGGTCAGGGTGGCGGTATCGACAGTGGTCGACGTACCAGTTACCGTCAAGTTACCGCTAACAGTAAGATCGTTTGTAACCGTAAGGTCATTACCGATGATGACGTCGTTAGGTAGGCCAACAGTGACCGCTCCAGTAGAAGCGCTGACCTCAACCTCATTAGCGGTTCCGGTCAGTGATGAAACAGTGTTACTGCTGAGGTCGCTAACCTGCGAAGACAGGATGCTGATGGAAGTTTGTCCAGCAGCAGTCAGGCGACCTTGCTGGTCTACCGTGAACGTGGAAACAGTGTCAGCCGCACCATACGAACCGACAGTGACTGCGGTGTCATCTAGGTCGATAGTAACGGTGTCGCTGGCGACGGTGGCGGTAATGCCGGTGTCTCCAGCAAATGTCAGGGTGTCTGTTGCGAGAGCGACGCTGTCGGAGGTCGCCCCGTCACCAGCAATAGACAACGTGGTGGTAATGCTGGCTGTGCTAGCCGCAGTAATCTGACCCTGAGCGTTAATAGTCAGTACAGGAATGGCAGTGGAACTACCATAAGATGCTGCGGTGACACCAGTAGTGTCGATGTTGAGAGTTACCGTTCCAGAAGTACCCCCACCGGTAAGACCTGTGCCAGCGGTAACTCCTGAGATGTCGCCTTCGGTGAGGTCATCCCACCCGGTGCCGTTATACACCTTGATGTGGTTAAGACTTCCATTCGTGTCGAAGTACAACTGTCCAGCAACTGGGGAGCCGGGAGCAGATGCCAGATTCTGGACGACTGCGTTTTGTAACTCATTCTTATTAAGATCTAAGTTAGTTAGATATGTCTGCGCCATAACGGCTCCTTATGTTAGATAAGCGCGTCCAGAGAAAGCGCCAGTAAACTCAACAGTAATATTCTCGTTATCAATGTATACTACATCACCCACTACCACCGAGTCGGCGCTATCGACCACAGTTACAGAGGGTTTACCTCCTAAATCGTGGGAAATACTCCAAGTAGCCGATGGGCTTGTCTGTGTGTGAATGTGTCTACGAGTAAGCCCAGTAGCCTGAAAGAATGGGGTGGCGGGCCACCCCGTATTTGTTTTTGGACCATAAATATAATAAGGCTCTAGCGTGTAGAAGTAGTAATCACCCACTATACCTAAGTCGTTAGTGGGTGGGTTGACCGTACCGCTGATTAGGCTGGAGCCAGCAGCACCTTGAATACCTGTGCTGAACACCTCTACCTGAGTAGTCGTGTCTATTACCTCAATAACGTTTGTTACCGGGTCAATAGATACTTCGTAAGTTTCATTAAAAACCTCTACGTTACTCATATTCTAAAGATGTCCGATCTAATGATGAAAGCACCTAACAATAGACGTGTAACCTCCCCACTGGAGGAAGTTAGTTCCAGAGTGTAGGTGTACTGTCCAGCAGCGATATCCATAGTGGAATCAGATGCTGTTAGCGTGATCTCACCGTTCGTATTGCCCATAGTAATACCCCCGTTAGAGGTACTTAGGGTCAACACAGTATTGGCTGCTGTGGTCTTCTCACGTACGACTAGGGTAGCGCTGTATCCAGACAGGTTCATTAAATCGCCGTTTGAGTCGCGCCACTTTATGACCTGTGTGAAGGTTGCGCCCTTGTCAGCGGTGAATCCGTAGGTTGCTGCAAGTGCGGTCATAAATTAACTCCTAATACTGGAAAGGGCGGGGGCGAAGCGCCCCCGCCCAAGCCAGTGATTACCTTGTCGGGTTTATCAGGAAATAGCCCCGCCAAGCGTGTTGATAACAACGCGGGATTCGTGCGTAATCATGCCGAAGCCCCAGATTGCGTACCAAGCCAAACCGTGCTCACGACCGAAGTCGATCACACCGCCGTCTCGCAGTTCAACCGGGAGGCTGATTGCGTGACCAAAGGCGTTGTCGCCAATCATGATTGCGTTGTAAGCCTCTGCGCTGTGCGTGTCTGCCGTTCCTGCGTCTGAGTCTTGGTCACCGTCGAGTGCGGCGATTCCGGTATCGAGACCCTTCGCAACCTGCGTGGTTTCGATGAAGACTACGTCGTAGATACGACCGATCTCACCGAGCATGAAGTTACCGGGTGCGGCGTACTTCGTGACTTCGATGAACTCTGGCCAGTCGCGGAGCGAGCGGCTCTGTGCTGGGTGGACGAAACACACGTAGGTGTCGCCCAAGCGCGGGATGTTCTGACCAGCGAGAACCTCGACAGCATCCTTGATGGTTGCCGGTGAGAGGTATCCCGGAGCGGTGTTAGTTCCAACCGTTCCTGCGTCGTAAGGCGAGATGGCCCCACGAGTAGTTGCGGCGGTGCGACCGAACACGACGTTAGGAGCAACTGCTGAACCGCCGCCGAAAGGAACGGCTGACTGATACAACGTGTTGCGTGCTTGCTGGTCCATTGACTGCGCCATGTGACGACCGAGGAGACGTGAGGCCGAGGCCATAACGTCATCGAACGATGCGTTCAGGAGTAGTTCGGTGACGGCAACAGCCTTACCGTGCTCCTTGACGGTGATCTGGATTTGAGATGCGGAAAGAGCAACCGGGTCCATGCGGACGCCCTCAGCAAGTTCTGAGTTGTTGGCGTCAACATCGAGGTTGTTATAACGCATAAAGTTGATGGTCAGACCGGGCTGAACGCCAAGTTCCGTCTTCTTAACAGCGAACTGCTCGAAGCGGAGTACTGGCATTGCTTGGAAAAGAATTTCCTTTGACCAGATCTGTTGGATTGCTGGAGTCAGACCAACTGCATCGGCTGTATAGCCGGTGAGGCTAGCGTTACCGATATCAGCAGTGGTGGTTACTGCTCCAGATGCGGGTGCTGGAAGGGCCATTTTGGTTCCTTTGTTCTTAGGGTTTACTAATTAAGTTTTTTAGCGGCCTTTAAAAGAGGCTGATGCTAAGAGCCTGTCACGAACTTGTGCATACTGTTCCATAGTCATATTGGCAATGTCTGCCGATGTCATTGTTTGCTGCTCCGTCATATTCTCCAATGGCCCAGATGGGGTTGATCCCGTTGCCGGGACTCCCCGCAAACGTTGCTGTTGAGGCAGCGCTTGCTGGATGTTTTCCATAATAGCAGAAGTTCTGGCCGCAACTGCCGAAATTGCGCTTTCAATCTCATCTTCTGAATTACCTCTAATGAAGTCCAAAAGTTCGGGCATAATGTTGTCTTGCTCTTCTGCAATACGTCGTGACTTATAGGACTCTAGTTCCTGAAAGCGACGTTCTTGATCGAGTAGTGCTTTTTGGGCTTCTGCCTCTTGCTGGAGGGCGGTGAACTTCTGCTCCCACTCCTGCTGGACAGTGTTAATGCGCTGCTCAAATTCGTCTTCTTTTTTGAGGAGAAGGTCCTTTGCGGACATCTCTGCTTCCTCACGATGACGGCGCTCTTCTGCTTCTTTTGCAGCAAGTTCGTCTGCTAGTCGTTTTTGTTCTTCACGCTCGTGGTTAAAGATCTCAACCTGATCTTGCAGTTTGGAGATCTTGTCGTAAAGTTTGTCTTTTTCTTGACGTCGAATAGCCTCAACCTCATGCTCACTGAACATGCGTTGGTTTGCCTCTGCTTGCGAGAGTGCTCGCTGAGGGGCTGCTTCGGGGGTCGTTTCTTGGATGGCGGCTTCTGCCACCGCTGTCTCTTCTGACATGATTAATACCTCACGTGGTCTTGCTAATTTGGCTTAAATAGATTACGATTAGTTATTCCGAATCAGGCACACGTCGTTGAGCCAAATTGGCCCCGTATGCCCGCTGCACCAGTTGATTCATAGCATCACCGGATGGGTTAATACCCGGTAATACTCCGGGATCTTCTTGCGAAGAACCTGCGGATGTTACGTTGGAGCCACCTGCGCTAGCGACACCGTCACTAGCCGGTTGTGCTCCTTCAGGAGATACCATACCAGTTAGCGCCATTACCGAGGCGGATATCTGAGCATTTAGCATCTCCAATGCACCTTGATCCATGGCGTCATCTCTAAGTTCTTCAAAGATTTCTGCCATCTTTTCATTCGGGAACTCTTCACCGAGTTCTCGCAAAGCACCACGCTTAGACTCTAGACCCATAGCCATCTTCGCCTGCAACTCGTTGAGTTTGATAAGTTGGTCAACAGGCAAGGGGTCAGGCCAGTGAATGGTGGTTTTGTAAATGTTGGGGTCACGTGGATCGAGAATCTGCAACTGATCCGGTTCTGGGAACGTGGCCTCGGCAGGGTTCCACTGCAAAGATTCTGGTTCGTGAACAGCCTGCGTGCGAATGATGAGTTCGTTCAACTGCATCAAACCCTTACTGAAGTGGGTCTTCTTCATGTGGTAACGGTTCATCATCGGCTGGTACTGGATAGCGAGAGCCACCCCGGACGTGTTAGAAATGGGCTGAGTCTTACCCAAAGCAGTCTCCGGTACACCAGTAATCTCGTGCATGGCTTGCTTGATGACCTGCACGTAGTTCATGGCCCCAGCCATTTCGCCGCTTGACTCTAGGTTGTACACACGGGCGTCTTTGGGCAGACCTGCCCACACCTTCTTGGCACCTCGTTCCAACTGTGAAGCCTTAGCCCCAGTAATGATGGTAACGGGGGCGCTGTGGTAGTTGACGATGTCCGATATTTCGGTCATCTTTTCGTTCAACTCTCGATTAAGTGGGATAATGTCCCAGATGTCAGACTGCCCCCAAGGAGAAGAGGAGATACTAACGTTTGGAATGTGAATGACAGGGACCTTGCCGATAGGGTTCTGGTACTGATCGATCAACTCATCGTTGACATACTGCTCGACAGTGTCGTCAGTTAGAATCTCTGTAAAGGTGTAAACCTGTCGCGTACCTTCAGGACTGGTGCCCCAGAACCGGTACTTCAACTTAAACCGGAGAATACGATCACGGTCGTGAGGGTGGTACTCAGGGAAGCAGTGTGCGGAGTTCAATGGAATAAGACGAGTCTTACCCTCATGAATTATTCCTAACGAATCTTCCCAAGGGGCTTCGTAAGCAACCTTGACAAAACAGTCACCAGTAACGCCTGCCAACTGCCCCATCTCCCACAGAACCTTCTGCTTGTTGTTGTCGCTCTCCCAAACCTTCTGCAATAGATGCGGGATAATGGCGGCGTTAGCCTCAGGTGTCTTAAACTGTACGCCACGACCAAAAGTGAAGTTCGTGATGTAATCAGCCATAGTACGTACGTAGTTGAGGGTGATGTTCATGTCACCCATTTCACGGCGGTGAGACCAATGGTGACCGAGGTACCAAGCCCAAGCGGCGGAGTAGCGGTTCAACCGAGGACCATGAACCTCAAACTCTTCGTCAGCAAGTTCAACCAAGCCAAGAGGGGAGATAGCAACCGTAAGGTCGCTAGAACTAGCCCTATAACTTGGTGACCAAAAATCAACTGGCACTATGTGCTCCCGTCAGACGTACGTACAAGATAAAGGATAGCAGATTACTTGCTGCTCTTCTTCTTCTTTGCGGCGTTCATATTATCTACCAGATTAGGGTAGGGACGCCCCGCTTTTTTAGCAGAAGCCTTAGCCTTAGCCTTCTGCGAAGGTGTTAACTTCTTGTCCTTCTTTGTTGGGTCTTCCTTATCCCATACCTTTTTATCGGCCATTATTCATCTTCTCCTTAATCTTGTGCGTAACACCTAGCGCTACGGGGACCAGCACGATACATATAGCGATTACGGTAATCACCACTTCACCTTATCTGCCCAGTAGGCGGCACTCATCTTACCTTTTTTAATGTTGGCACCATGACGAGCCTTGAATGAGTCGCGCTTCTTCTTCATAGCGTCCGATTCACCTTCTTTGGGCTTACCGGCTGTCTTAGCACCTTGCTCACCGAATCGGATCAACTTGACCTGATCGCCTTGCTTAGCCAGTACTGCGTGTGACTTAGTTGCGTGGCCGGGAGTTTTCTTGGGTTTGTTGTATCCCTCAAACGTGATTCCTCCACGAGTGTATTTGGATTTCTTATCTTCTGCCACAGTGCCTCCTATACTGCTCTGTTACTTACTTTATCATCTGGCTTAGAAAGACGAGAGTACCCACCACAACTCTTACACTGAACTGTCTGATACCTACCGGTGGCTGTTGAGTGGTATCCACGCTTAATTAAATCTCCGTGACCACAACGAGGGCAAGCAGCGGGATCTCCGCCAAACAATCCCCTGTGCGGATGTGACTTGATCCAAGGAAGTAGTCGGTCATATACCTTCTCTGTCAACACAACATCCTGCATGTTGTACTTCTTCATAGTACGCCAAGACTTATCGTCCTGCGCCATACAACCTAGCCACAGGTCGAACCCGTCGTGCTGTAACTTGGAGCCGATACCTAACTCGGTTGCGATGTGTTGCAGTTTGTTGCTGGTGAATTTAAACCGCTGCTTTACTACGGTCATCAAGTCAATGTCTACGTAATGCGACGTAGGGGGCATACCCGCTAACACGAACTCCCTGTTGAGGTGCTTCATGTCAAAAGCCTTAGAGTTATAACCGACGACTGCATCTGCCTCGTCTAACAACTCCCAAGCCGCCTCGACCATAGCCATATGACCATCGTGGTAGTCACTGTAAAAGTGAACCTTCTTATCTCCGTGCCACTTTGCAGCAAAAGAGATAACACTACCAAACTGGTCTACTTGGTTAAGGGCGACGTTCTGCTCCCACAACCCCCAAACATAAGCAAGGTTGGGGCGCGTTTCAATGTCGATGGTTAGAATCTTGATACTCACGAATACCTCCTCTAGGGCCGGAGTAATACCAGCATACTAGCAATCTGGTTAGTTGTCAAATGCCTACCACAGACGCTAAACTAGTAGTATGAAGAAAGTGTGTATGACAGAAGATCAGTTTCTTGCGATCTACGCAACCTTTGCAGAATCGTACAACCCCGATTCTGTTGACATTTTTGACGCAGATCAAGAAGAGCAACTTAGGTTGCTACAGATAGAAACAGAAGCGTGGTCTACTATCAGAGATATTTACGAACAGTATTACAACGAGTAGTACTGGTCGTAACTACCAGTGTCGCGTAGGTACTGGTCGAAGTCAGAACCAGATCGCCTGTCTCCCTTTAAGCGCTTCCAAGGAACCCAAACCGCCGCCTGTAGGTCAGATGGGTTTCGTAGATCGAACTGCTCTCCCAGCATAACATGGGCTGCTTTATATACGTCCGCCATTCTGTTGTAGCGCCGCTCGTCGCTAAGACCCCTGTTGTCTCCAGAAATGATCAAACCAGTTGCGGCGTCGTGAGCGTGCCTGTCGACTGTCAGGTAGTCCTTACTTCCGAATGGGTCTTTGATGTTTTGATAAAAATGGAAAGTCTTTAGACGAGGTCTACCTTCTTTAACGATACCTTCTGAGGGGGCTACTTCCCCCCTACTTACTGGTAGAGACTTGTCTAACTGACTCTGAGACCCTTGGTACTGTAGCCCGTACTCTGCTGGTAGTTCTCCTCGCAACGCTACCGAGTGACCTGCCATAAGGTTTCTTCCCCACTCGTTTTGTGGGCTGTGGATGGCCAACATTGAAGCGCCCGTATCGATGGCTTCCGCATCAGTAACCCTAGTCCCTTGACGCATAGCGTTCAAATGACCAATGCGGCGAGCGTGGTCCTGAGCGTCGGGGTACCACCGACGACCGGCCTCAATCTCAGCATCTGTTGCCGAGTTTAGGACGTGCCCAATGTTACCCACCATTGCACTGAACTGTCGGGTGTGTAGACCCTTAACAGAGGAAGGTAGGTTGCTAGACCGGTTTCCACGAAGATCAAACAACTGCCCCGATGAGCCCGATATTGTAGGGTCGTATCCGGGAACGCGCGTAAACCCCTCTAAGGGAGCACTATCAGCCATAATTAACCTCCACGCCTACGCCATGACAGGCGTGCAAATCAACCGTTGACGCGTGTTGGGTTAGGACGGTTCATGTGGTAACCGCTGTTTCCTACCACTTCAAAGGTAGGCATACCGTCACCGGCGACAGCACCAGAAACAAAGTCAGATAGAACCTCTGGTGCCTCAATCCAAGAAGCAGAACCGACGTGAGCGCGCTCGCGCATAGTCTGCTCTGCGTACTTGTAGAACATCTCTGGGTTGTTCTGGTTCATACGCATTGGTGACGGAGCGGTGTCTGCATAAGCACCCTGCCCGAAGTCCATTGCGACGTCTTGTTCCTGACCAATACCCTCTTGGAAGTAGAGGGGTCCGCGGTTTCCCGGAATACTAGGAGCAAGCGTACGCTCAAAGACGTTACGCATTGCTTCTGGGTACGGGTTAGGCGGTGCAATAGTCGGGTTCATGTCCATAATCGAAATCCTCCGTGATTGATCGGATGAACATATAGTAGCACCCCTAAACACTTAGTATCGTAAATATTCGATTTATCCGAAAAACGGGTTATCGTACACAGATACCTCAGGCATGGTATCTAAGACAGTCAAAGAGCACGCAATAGCCAGAGAGTCAGGGTAATCGTCAAACGCTCCGCGCTCATCTGGGGCGGCTGCCAGCATATAGGGACCTCGGTTCACCTTTTCTAATTCAGACATTTGCTGGTTAAACTTACGCCAACGCTTTGTCCTTCTAGCCTTACTGTGTCCGGGTACGATCAACTGGTCACGCTGGATCAACTGCGTTAGGTGCGTCCACCTCTCATTTTGAGTCTTTGCGTCAGACGATACCGCTACTACCTCTATCTGTGGTAATAGTATCTGTAGGCGTTCAGCGACGGCACCACCAACACCTTGGGCATCGACCCCAATCCTGTATACGTCGTAGTTTCTAAGAAAGTCAATGATCTCAAAGTACTGAGACTCCCATTCAACGTTGTTAATCTCATGCCAGTTAAGAACTCTATGTTCATAGAATCCGAATGGGTCTGGGTGGTCCCAGTCAACCCAGACAGGTGTAATGACGGTACTGTCGTTTGTACGAGCAACGTCAATACCTACAACAATAGGTGTCTTCCACCACTGTTGAACTAGCGGCATACTAGGGTCGTACAGGTTGTCGAGTCGGTCCTCCGATACGAACATACCCTTCTCAAGCATCCACCTGTTGCAGTACGACATCTGGAACTCGTCGGAATCCTCACCAATCCTCAACTTCTCCTTAGCGATGAACGACGCGTAGTTAGAGTTGTACTTAGCGGCTGTGCGCCAGTCGTACTCATGGTGGTGTACTTTGTGAGTGCGGCTGTTGATGTCACGTCGCTTGTTGTACTGAATGGCGTTGTAGAAATACGACTTGTACCGTTGAGCAGTTCCACCTAGAACAATGCTTCCGTTGTTCCAAGCGAGCATAGGCTTAATCGACTTGGCAATCATAGTCTCGTCGGCTTCCTGAGCCTCATCGATGAAGGCAAAGTGGTATGTCTTCGACTCAATCTTGGCCTTGGGGTTACAGGTCTGCATACGGCAGTGGGAGCCAGACTTCTTTAGGGTAATGATCTTACCTTTGCCTCGGGAACCTCCAGCAGTCGCTTTGTCGTCGATCTCTGGGTCCAATAAGAACTCCATAGCGTGGTCGCTGGTCAACTTACTGACTACACGTCCAAACACGGTGTCTGCCTGATCCTCGGTCGGGGCGAATACGCCAACCCAGAATCCTTTCTCAAACTTACCCAACCAAGTTGGGTATACCTTAGAAAGCCTTGGAAGAATTACCATTAACCCAGCAATGATGTTAGAAATAACCTCTGACTTACCGCTCTGGCGTGTAGCGATCAGCGTCTTCTCCTCACCGTCCCCTAGAACGATAGATTCGACAATACTCTGGGCGATAGGCAACTGGTAAGGGAACAACTCTGTGTCACAAAAAGCCTGAATAAATACGAGTAGTTTATTTACGAGATCTTCTACGAACTCAGCAGAAGTCTCGTCGAGTTCACTGTCTTCTTCTACGAGGGCGTCCTCGTACTCAGCGTACTCCTCGTACTCAGTATCTACTGACACTAGAGACGGTCCTCCACTGACGACCACAGAGCAGACAGAGCGTCTACACACATAGCAACATCTTTCGGACTACCGTCGCTGAATCTCCAGTCATCTAGAGTGCGGTGGAGTGTCATAACGACATTATCCAACTGATGAGGGGCATCGTGCATAGAGATACTGTTGGCCCTTCGGTAGTAGGCGTAGTCAATCTTCCTAGAAAAGTAATCGGGCTCTGATTTCATTTGATAACCCACTTACGTAAATCCTGAGGTGTCTCTTCCAATTCTCTTCCTCCTAGTTGATCGAGTAGGGATGAACCCTTACCCTTTAGTATGCCAAATTGAAAACTGTAGGAACCAAACCTTGCCTGTAACCCAGACCCCTGCCACCATGGCTCTGCTGTCTGACGCATACTGGCTTTGGTTATCGTCCTGTCTTTTTTGTTAGCATTATTCTTCGTTATCCAGTATATACGCAGAGTCTGGATGTATTGCAACCTGTTCATGGTGTCTCTGAAAAGAAAATACAACAATACCGCTACGACAGCGGCAACTACTAAATACAACAATTATATCCTCCTAGTTAAAATACCTTGATTCTTCCCACGCTGTGGGCGGACCGTGATCGTACAACGGAGACCCTCCGGGCGGTGTGAACCCCAAGTTAATAAATCTACCCTTAGAAGCGTACTCCTGAAAGTCTTCCCACACACCGGGTGGTACGTTCCGGTAGACCCAATCTTTACCGCGTCTTCCATTTTTGACCCACTTAACACAGACCGCTCTGTCTGCGTAGTGGTAATACATATCGGTCATCCGGCTGGATTGCGGGGTTGATATCCAGCCAGTATTGTTAAGTGCGTTAGACCCTCCTGAGATGGTCTCAGAGCGCTCTTCAGCAGACATCCCGGTCTCACCGAGAATGTCGCTAAGAGAACGACCACGCTTGCGTCGTTCTTGCTTGCGGCGGTTATTGTCCCATGGAGTGTAGTCATCTCCGGTGTTACTCATACCTACCTACTTATCGTCAAGGTGCCACTCAATATGGTGGTCAAGCCTCTCGTCTATCTTATCCACTTTTCCATCAATCCTATGGAGTAAGTCTGAGTTTCTTGCGTGGTCTCTGTTGTTTTCTCTTCGAGTGCGCTCAATTAGTAAAGCAATCAGACCACCGGGAGCAAGAATCGTAGCAAACACACCTAACCAGTTCATGCCACAACCTCCAGAGCCGTAGGAGACCCATCAGAATCCATCGGAGTAATGTTGTCGTAATTCTGCACTGTAAGTGTGCCCGACACAACTAACGTCTCAGCGACAGGTGTGGAAACCAGTAAGGCAGCCCTGCTGACCGTAGCAACCATGTCCCACTTATATTCTCCCACCGTAAACCATTCTGTGTTATTTGCTGACAGCGATAACAGCACGGCACCTTCTGCGGTGACTTCCGTGGGGATGACGTACTTCGTATCACCGACTAAAACGGAGGCAGCAACCTCTGTAGGGACGCGCTTACGGTGCGTACGACGGTCTTTTAGAACGATCAAACGTTCCCAGACCTCACCCCTGTCGATGGTGTAATCCATGTTGGCTCTGGGCATAAATGACTCCAGTTGTGTGAGTGAC